AGTACAATACTGGGAATCAGGTACAACTACCTAAATAAATATAATTGGAGAGCCTATGGGCTCTCCTTAACTTAATTACGAGAACTAGTATGGCTGAGACTGAAGGACTTAAATTATTTGGATTTGAAATAAAACGTGCTCGCAATAAGCAAGCGGAGAAAATGCAATCCGTTGTACCACCTGTTGATCAGGATGGAGCAGGCTATGTTACGGCTGCTGGAACTCATTACGGCACTTATGTTAATCTTGGCGAGGGTGATCATGCCAAGGATAACCATCAAAATATTAGACAATATAGAGCTACATCAATACACCCAGAGGTAGATGCAGCTATTGAGGATATTGTAAATGAATCAATTACCTCTCAGGCAGGAGAATCTCCTATTTCACTTACATTAGATCATGTAGATGAAATAAGCGATTCTGTTAAAAAACAAATTAATGATGAGTTTAATAATATAGTATCAATGTTAAACTTTAAAGATCTTGGACATGATATCTTTAGACGTTGGTATATTGATGGTAGAATATATCATCATCTTGTTGTTGATGAAAACAATTTAAAAGCTGGTATTCAAGAAATCAGACCAATTGATGCTTCTAAGATTCGTAAAGTGAAAGAGATAAAGAAAAAGAAAGATCCAGTGACTGGGGCAAACCTCGTTGAGAATGTAAATGAATTTTACATTTATCAGGAAAAGCCTGGTGGTATGTCAGGTGGAGTTAAATTATCAAATGACTCGGTATCATATGTAACATCGGGTCTATTAGATGTTGATAGAAAGAAAGTAATTTCATTTCTACATAAAGCATTAAAACCAGTAAACCAATTACGTATGATGGAAGACTCGTTAGTCATTTATAGACTAGCTAGAGCACCTGAAAGACGTATCTTCTATATTGATGTTGGTAACCTTCCTCGTGGTAAAGCAGAAACATATATGAAAGATATTATGGCTCGTTACCGTAATAAACTAGTGTATGATGCTGACACCGGTAAGGTAAGAGACGATCGTAAACATATGTCTATGCTGGAAGACTTTTGGCTTCCTCGTAGAGAGGGTGGGAGAGGTACAGAGATCTCCACCTTACCTGGAGGTGAAAACCTTGGCCAAATTGATGATATCCTATATTTTCAAAAGAAGCTATATAAAAGTCTTAATGTGCCTATTAATAGATTGGAACAGGAAGCTCAGTTTAGTTTAGGTAGATCTACAGAGATTACTAGAGATGAAGTAAAGTTTCAGAAGTTTATTGATAGATTAAGAAATCGTTTCTCAATGTTATTTACTGAAATTCTCAAAAAACAATTGCTTATGAAAGGCATCATTGTAGAAGAGGATTGGGAAAAGTGGAAAAATGATATTGTAGTTGATTATGTAAGAGATAATCACTTTACTGAATTAAAAGATGCAGAGATATTACAAAATAGATTACAGACTCTTGATAATGTACAACAGTATGTTGGAGAGTTCTTCTCTAAAGAATGGGTAATGAAAAATATCTTGCAGCTAGATGATGATGATTTAAAACAAATGAAAGATCAGATAGCGCAAGAACAACAATCAGGTGAAATTCCAACAGATGAAGAACCTGAACAGGATCAGGAATCAGAAACGATTCCAGATGAACAACCACAGCAAGATGGAGCTTTAGCAGATTATGAGCGCAATAGAAGACCTAATTAATAATGTAGTTGACCAAGACTTCAGCAAAGCTGGGCCTATGTTTACTGATATTATTCAAAGCAAAATGAATGATGCTTTGGAACAAGAAAAAATTAATGTAGCGGCAGAAATTTATAATGACGGAAATGCAGTAGAAATTGAAGAACCAGCTACAGACGATACAGAAGCAGAACAAGATCTTGAAATGAGTGATGATGAAGTTGATGACGTTACTGACGAAGAGATCGAAGCTGCTATTGATGAATTAGATGATGAGTATACTGAGTACGAATTTGATAATGAAGAATCATAATATTACCCAAAATGTTTAAATGTATAAATAAAGAAAAGTGTTAATATGAATTTAAGTTTTAAATCCATTAGAGAACGCGTTAAGAAAATGCCACCTGGTGAACATGTTCTTGATAAAAAGGTTGGCAAATATAAAATGATGATTCACAAGCATCAAGGGAAATTTGATGTTTATATTGATGGTGACAAACTTGAAACTTATCGTTCTCAGCGAGAAGCAGAGAAAATGGGTAATGAATTTATAAAACAGTTAGGAAGATAGATGAAGCTAATTACCGAATATACTGAAACTGATGTTCAGTGCATCGTCGAAAAGAAAGAGGACGGATCTAAGAATCACGTCATCGAAGGTGTATTTGCAATGGCCGAATCTAAGAACCGAAATGGACGTATCTATCCTAAAGGCATCTTAGAAGGTGCTGTAAGTAAATACGTCAATGAACAGGTTTCTAAGGACAGAGCGGTAGGGGAATTAAACCACCCTGATGGACCAACTGTTAACTTAGATAAAGTTTCTCATAAGATTACCGATCTAAAAATGGAAGGTAATAATGTTATGGGAAAGGCACGAATTTTGGATACTCCAATGGGCAACATTGTAAAAGGTTTGCTTGAGGGTGGTGTTCAATTAGGTGTCTCAACTCGTGGTATGGGTAGCCTTGAGCGTCGTGGTGGAACCATGTATGTAAAAGATGACTTTGTTCTTAATACGGTTGATATCGTACAAGACCCATCTGCACCGGAAGCTTTTGTAAATGGTGTTATGGAAGGTGTAGAATGGATCTGGAACAATGGAGTTATTACTGCTCAAGAAATTGAAAAAATAGAGACTGAAATTAAACGTGCTCCACGTGCGGATCTTTATGAAACGCAAGTTCGTGAGTATAAGAATTTCCTCTCAAAATTGAAATCCAACTAAAGATGGGAGTCAAACATGACTGATCAAATCCAAGAACAGGATGTTGAGCTCGAAGAGGAAATCGAAGAGGCTCATGATCCAAAAAATGCAGAAGCGCAATCTATTGCCTCTGTGGATTCAGCAGAAGACAAAGGCCCTCGTGCAAAGGCACGTAAGGGAGATAAGAAAAACTCTGAACCTATGCAAAAGATCAAAACTAAAGCTGGAATGATCAACGCTGCATACGACAAAATGTCACGCATGAAGAAAGAAGATCTTCGTGTTGCATTGTCCAAATTAATGGGAGAAGACGTCGATCTATCTGATCTTGACGACGAAGTGATTGCAGAGTCACCTGAAGTATCATATGACTACAATGGTGAACTAGACGCGTTGGTTGAATCTGAAGCAACATTGTCAGAAGACTTTAAAGCTAAAACAGCTGTTATTTTTGAAGCGGCTCTGAAATCAAAACTTTCTGAAGAAATCGATCGTTTGGAAGAAGCTTATAAAGAAGAACTAGATTCTGAAATTAAAGCAACTAAAGAAGATCTTGTTGAGAAAGTTGACAGCTACCTCAACTATGTGGTTGAGCAATGGATGGAAGACAACAAAGTGGCAATCCAAACTGGTCTACGTACCGAGATTGCAGAAGGCTTTATGAATAAGATGAAAGATCTATTCACTGAGTCCTACATTGAAGTCCCAGAATCCAAAGTTGACCTAGTTGACGAACTAGCAACAGCCAATGAAGAACTAGAAGAGCAGTTCAACACAGCAATGAAAAAATCTCTAGATCTTGCGGAAGAGCTTGAAACTCTAAAGCGTGCAGCTATCATTCGTGAAGCTTCAAAAGACCTAGCAGAAACTCAAGTTGAAAAGCTTGCTGATTTGGTTGAAAAGGTAGATTTCGAAGATGAAGAAACTTTCGCAAAGAAAGTAGCTACAATCAAAGAATCATACTTTGCTAAGAAAACAACTGCTGCTATCGACCTTGGTGATCCCGAGGAAGAAGATGAAGGTGATACAACAGAAGTATCAGATTCAATGGCGGCTTACGTAAACGCCCTAAGAAAAACAAACAAGTAAGTAGGAGATCCTATAATGGAAACTTATGATCGTCTCGTAGAGAAATGGTCTCCGGTATTGAACGAAGAAACTGCAGGTTTGGTTAAAGACGCACACAAGCGTGCCGTAACTGCAGTCGTTCTGGAGAACACAGAAAAAGCATTGCAAGAGCAAGGCTTGCTAGAAACAGCAGCTAACTCTAATGCTGGAGTAACTGGTGCATCACAAGGTGTAACTGGTGCTAACTGGAACCCAATCCTTATCTCATTGGTTCGCCGCGCAATGCCAAACATGATGGCATATGACGTATGTGGTGTTCAGCCAATGACAGGTCCAACAGGCTTGATCTTCGCAATGAAGTCACGCTACAAAACATCTAAAGCTGGTGTTGCGAATGGTGATGAAGCACTATTCAACGAAGCAGCAGTTGGCTATTCAGGTGACTCAGCAACAACTGGTAACGGTGCAAATGGCCCATCAGGTCTATCCGGTCTAGCAAATGCTAATGATCCAAACACAATTGACTCTGATCGTGCAGCACCTTATGCAGGTGACGCATACGAAACAGCTGAAGCTGAAGCACTTGGTAGCACAGGTGAAGCATTTGCAGAAATGGGTTTCACCATTGAAAAAGCAACTGTTACAGCGAAGTCACGTGCGTTGAAAGCAGAGTACACACTAGAACTAGCACAAGACTTGAAAGCAATTCATGGTCTTGATGCGGAGACAGAGTTGGCAAACATCTTGTCAACAGAGATCTTGGCAGAGATCAACCGCGAAGTAATTCGTACAATCAACGGCCAAGCAAAAACTGGTGCTCAGCAAGCTAACGTAACAGTCAAAGGTATCTTTGACCTATCATCAGACGCAGATGGTCGTTGGTCAGCAGAGAAATTCAAAGGTCTTGGTGTACAGCTAGATCGTGAAGCTAACACAATCGCAAAAGAAACACGCCGTGGTAAAGGTAACTTCATCATCTGTTCATCAGATGTTGCAAGTGCTCTAGCAGCTTCAGGCATGTTGGATTATTCTCCAGCGATGAATACAAACCTAAACGTAGACGACACAGGCAACACATTTGCAGGTGTTATGAACGGTCGTATTCGTGTATACATCGATCCATATGCAACTGGTGATTACATCAACGTTGGTTATAAGGGTACTAACCCATATGACGCCGGTGTATTCTACTGCCCATACGTACCACTAACAATGGTACGTGCAGTTGGTGAGAATGACTTCCAGCCACGTATCGGGTTCAAAACTCGTTATGGCATGGCGTCAAACCCATTCGTAGGTTCAGCACCTGCAGATGGTCTTGCAACAGCAAAAACCAACCAGTACTACAGAATCTTCCGTGTTGACAACATCTTGACATAGAATCAAGAGTTTTCGGAAAAACTTTAGGGCGCTTCGGCGCCCTTTTTTTATAACCTATTGATTTCTAACAAAACAAAAATGCATTTAAAATGAAAAAAACCGTTGACATTTGATTCAATATGCCCTATATTATTAATATAAGATGAAAGGAAACAAAATGTCAAGAATCGTACACTTAGAAAATGGATCAGCAATTAAAGCAGACGTTATCGAAGCTTTTGATAAAGCAGTTAGTAATTCTGAAAATATTAATTCTTCGGGCGGTCTTAATTGGAATTTTGTTGATGCAGATCTTTGTTTAGATCTTGGAGATTTCTATTCAATGGATTATCTCTATGAGTGTTTCGAAGTTCTTGTAGATGAATATTTTTCGTAAGGAGTATATAATGACTGATAAAGTAAAAGATATGATTCAATTGTTAGAAGATAACGGTGTACACCTAGACCTTAATTGGTTGTTTTATGGTTCTACAGAAGAAGCTCAGTTGAGGCTTCTTAATAAAATCTTTCGTGAAAAAGTAGCATAGGAGGTTAAATGAAATTATTTTTGGATATGGATGGAGTCATTGCTGACTTCTTTGGTGGTTTTGAAAAGAAATTTAATGTTAGTCATTGGAAAGATCTTGAGGATCCCCAGTCTAATGTTGAAAGTCTAAAGAATACAAATTGGTTTAATACACTTGAACCATTTGATACTTCAGCTAAGTTAGTAGAGGCCTGTCGTAAGATAGCTGGACGAGATTATGGTATCTGCTCTTCTCCTATTTCAGGAGATGACCATAATTCATCTTATTGGAAACGTGTATGGTTAGAACGTCATGGCTTTATGCCAGAGGTACCTAATCTTATATTTACTCGTGAGAAGCATAAGTTTGCAAATGAGATGTTCACTGGAGAACCAAACATCTTAGTCGATGATAAACCCAGCAACATAAAAGAATGGATTGCTGCTGGTGGAATTGGTTTACTATATCAAGCAAATGAATCAGACGTAGATGAATTAATTAAAGATCTACGATTTGCTTTTAGTTAAAAGGATATAAATATAGGTATAATAATTACCGGAAAGTAATATGCCTACATTAAATCCTTCAATATCAGTAGAAATGGATACACAAGGTTCAGGTCTAAGCAACCTTAATCTTTTGCAGCCTTCTGCTTTTAAGTTAGTGGTGGATCGCAAGAACTATCCCAACTTAGAATTTTTTGCTCAATCCGTATTGCATCCCAGTGTATCAGTTAATCCCGTAGAGGTACCATACAAGAGAGTATCTGGTGTACCTTTCGCTGCAGATAAACTTACATATGGTGAACTTACTACAATGGTAATTGTAGACGAAGATCTTAACTCATATACAGAAATGTATAATTGGGCCAATAGATTAGTAGAAGAGAATGAAATCTCTGCTACAGACAGAAGATCTTCAAAGATACCTACTTATTGTGATATCACATTATTGATATTAAGTAGCCACAACAACACATCCAGAACAATTAAATATATTGACTGTATTCCAACATCAGTGGGGGACATGGCTTTAGAATCTACTAGTGGAGATGTACAATACATTGTATTTCCCTGCAGCTTTAGATTCTCACATTTTGAACTACGCTAAATAATTTTATATTATGAGGATATATTATGGACTTAAAAACTATTCTTGACGAATGGAAAAAAGATAGTGTTATTGGTTCGGCACTGGACGAAACATCACGAGCCACACCTACCCTGCATGCCAAATACCTTCAATGGTTATCAGAAGCCAAGTTGGCCAAGAAAAGAGCTGAGATCCAACAGAAGTTATTACTCAAAGACAAATGGCTTTGGTATAATGGTAAGATGTCAGAAGAAAGAATGAAAGAGTTGGGATGGGATTTTGATCCACTTGATGGACTCAAAATTATGAAAGGTGAAATGGATTATTACTACGATAGTGATATTGAAATACAACAGTCTGTAGAAAAGATTGAGTATTGGAAAACCATTGTAGAAACATTAACTGAGATAGTCAATAACCTTAATTGGCGACACCAGACTATCAGTAATATAATTAGATGGAAGACATTTGAAGCAGGTGGTTGATTATGTTTAATCATGTAGATCATGGTATTACTCTTCCTAAGATAACAAGGAAGACTACAAAGAAGGGTAGGAAGTATTTCACTCCAAGTGGAAAGGCCTATCCATCAATTACAACGGTTTGTAGTATTCTTAGTAAGGATAGTATTATCAAATGGCGTAAAAGAGTAGGTGAAGAAGAAGCCAATAAAATTTCTCTTCAGGCATCTACTAGAGGTACAGCAGTACATAAGCTGGCAGAAGATTATCTCAACAATGAACCTGATTGGGATAAAGATGTTATGCCAAACAATCTTTTTTCTTTTAGTCATCTAAAATCAATTATTGATGAACGTATCAATAATGTATGGTTTCAAGAAGAGTATCTCTATAGTGATAAATTAGAATGTGCAGGGCAAGTGGATTGTATTGCAGAGTTTGATGGTCAATTATCTATTATTGATTTTAAGACATCACGCAAACCAAAGAAAGTAGAATGGATTACGAATTACTTTATACAGGCTTCATTCTATGCCGCAGCCTTTTATGAAAGAACAGGTATACCCATTAAACAAGGTGTCATACTTATTACTGTTGATCATTCTGAGCCCCAAATATTTAAGGTAAATACTTTTGATTACCTACCACATTTTATTGACGTGAGAAAGAAATATAAGAATTTAAAGAATGCCTGATATTGTTTGTACATTAAAAGATTATAGTATGTTGTTAGTAGATTGTGAAGCCGGGATTGGTGCTGAACTATCCGACTACTTTTCTTTTTATGTACCTGGTTATAAATTTATGCCAGCCTATAAGAACAAAGTGTGGGATGGTAAGATACGATTATTCAATCGCATGAATGGAGAGCTCTCTGCTGGGCTATATACGTATTTGTTAAAGTTTGCAGCTGAGCGAGGGTATTCTGTTGACACTGAAGAGTCGGATCAATATGGATTTCCGATTCCTCCTCGAGAGCCTCTTCAATATGTGTCTGATTTACTAGCTGACGCAAAGCTTCCATTTCAGCCTCGAGAATATCAATACGATGCGTTTGAAACAGCCCTAACAAGAAGTCGAGCAATTCTATTATCTCCTACTGGTTCTGGGAAGTCATTTATTATTTATCTTATGATGAAATATTGGCTTCAGCATATTGCAGATGGTCCAAAAGCAAGTAGAGTACTAGTTATTGTACCTACTACTTCATTAGTAGAACAAATGTATCAAGACTTTATTGACTATGGTCAAGACCCAGAAGGTATTCATAGAATATATTCGGGTAAGGATAAAGTAACAAATAAATCTATTATTATTAGTACATGGCAATCTATCTACAAACTTCCAAGAAAATGGTTTGAACAATTTGGTATGATACTTGGAGATGAGTGTCATGGTTTTAAGTCCAAGTCTCTATCGTCAATTATGAACAAAGCAACCGAGGCTAAATATAGATATGGATTCACAGGTACACTAGACGGTACCCTAACACACAGATTAATGTTAGAAGGTTTATTTGGTCCAGTATATCATGTTACCAAAACAAAAGATCTTCAGGATGATGGAACTCTAGCACCACTAGACATTAATGTTCTTTTATTGAACTACTCAGAACAAACGAGGAAAGATTTTGGAAAGAAGACATACCAGGAAGAGATTGACTTCATTATTGGAAATGATACTCGTAATAGGCTCATTCGCAATCTCGCTTTGGATGCTAAGGGAAATACTCTCGTCTTATTTAATCGTGTGGACGCTCATGGAAAACCTCTCTATGATTTGATAAATAATAAGGTAGAGAAGGATCGAAAGGTATTTTTCGTTAGCGGTGAAGTAGCAACATCTGATAGAGAAGCTATTAGAAGAATCGTGGAGAAACAAAAAAATGCTATTATTGTTGCAAGTCTTGGTACCTTTAGTACTGGTATTAATATTCGGAATCTGCACAATATCATATTCGCTAGCCCATCAAAGTCTCAAATTAAGGTCCTACAGAGTATCGGAAGAGGGTTACGCCAATCCGATGACGGAAGAATCACAACGCTCTACGATCTAACTGATGACCTGCATTGGAAGTCCAGAAAAAATTATACTTTGGTTCATGGTGCTTTAAGGGTTAAGATTTATGAAAAAGAGCAATTCAAATATAAAATTGTTAAGGTAGATATTAATGACTGAACTCACAAACATAAAACAATTTAAATTAAGCAATGGCGAAGAAGTCATTTGTGAGGTGGTTGAATGGTCTGATGAAGAGCACTCTGATCTAGTCATTAGAAGAGCTCTTAAATTAAATGTATATGATGATGATACTAAGGGTGTAAGGTATTATCATTTTAAACCTTGGATGATGTTGCAAGAGGGTGATGAAATGTTTATGACCCTTAATATTAATCATATTATATCCGAAGCAAATCCTACGGCTAAAGTAATTGCTAATTATATGGAAGCTGTAAAGAATGCAAACTTAACAGAAGAAGAAATTGCTGCGAAGATAGAAGAGCATATAGCTAAAATGAGAGCTCAAGTAGACGAAATTTCATATGCGCACGAGGATTCAGATTATGCTAATATCTTGATGTTTCCACATAGCGACCCCAAGAAATTACACTAGTATATCCCCCCTCCTCAAAACCCTCTATTAATTATAACCCGGTTTGCAGGATCTATCAACCCCCTAAATAAAATAAATTCGCCGTTGAATTTATATAAAATTTATACTATATTAATAGTAATGTGAAGGATCATATTATGAGTAAAAGAAAAAATATACATTACGTTAACAATAAAGAATTCTCTCAAGCCGTAGTCGACTATTGTGGTGATTTGGCGGAAGCTAAACAAAAAGAAGAACCATTACCAATTGTTCCTGATTACATTGCTTCGTGCTTTCTGAAGATTGCAGAAGGTCTGTCACATAAATCTAACTTCATTAGATATACATATCGTGAAGAGATGGTAATGGATGCTGTAGAGAATTGTCTCAAGGCCATTGAAAACTATAATGTTGAGGCTGCCACAAGAACCGGCAATCCAAATGCATTTGCATACTTTACACAAATCTCATGGTATGCATTTCTTCGTCGTATTGCAAAAGAAAAGAAACAACAAGACATTAAATTGAAATATATGTCTTCTTCAGGTATTGAGGAGTATATTATTTCTAATGGCGATTTACAATCCAATGCTGTAGTTCAGGCCTTTGTTGATACTCTAAAAGATCGTATTGATAAAGTAAAAGAAAAAGATGATGAGTTTAAAGTGTTTGCTGAGAAAGAAAAGCAACAGAAGAAACTTACAAGAACTAAAATTGTTGATTCTGATTTAAGAGACTTTTTATGAAAATATTATTGACAGGATGGGAGGGATGTGTCGGATCATCTCTTTCTCTTTACTTAAGGATGGAAGGCCACGATGTTCAACATTTTCAGGGAGACATTCGTGAATGGGATCGATGGGCTTATTATACCGATACGTTTTGGGATGCTTTAATTCATCTAGCTGCTATACCAGGAGTTCGTAGATCGTTTGATATTCCAGAAGAATATTATGATCATAATGTAAACGGCACCCGTAATGCTTTAAACTTTGCATCAACTGTTTGTATTAAACATTTATATGCTTCTTCCTCTAATGCTTATGAATGGTATGGTAATCCATATGCAGCTACTAAGAAGATGTGTGAAGTAATGGGTGAAGAACATTATAATGCTAAGGGTATGAGATTCCATACTGTATGGCCTGGACGTGATGATATGCTCTATAAAAAGTTAATGAGAAATGAAGTAGAATATATCAATGCTAATCATTATAGGGATTGGATTCATGTAGATGATCTTTGTAATGCCATCTTGACTATTTTAAATAACTGGGATAAAATAGATAAGAAAGTATTAGATATTGGTACCGGTTCAACTTTTAATGTATTAGAGATGGCCGAAGAAGTATTTGGTTGGAAAGGTGAGATTCGTCATGAGAATCCTACCGGTGAAAGAGTAAAGACACAAGCTGATGTTCAATACTTATATGATTTAGGATGGAAACCAGAGAAAGATATATTTAATGAAATTGGCAATTCTCAATGACACCCATTGTGGTATCCGCAATAGTTCTGACATATTTCTCGATAACGCAGAGAAATTTTATAGCGATGTATTTTTTCCTTATTTGGTGGAACATAATATTCGCCATATCATTCACCTTGGTGATTACTATGATAACCGGAAATTTATTAACTTCCGCGCTCTTCACCGTAACCGTAATCATTTCCTTAAACCGCTCCGAGAGCTAGGCATCACCATGGATATCATTTATGGTAACCATGACACGTACTATAAGAATACAAATGAACTAAACAGCCTAAAAGAATTACTTGGCCATTATATGAATGAGATTAATATTATTCAATCTCCAACCGTAATGGATTATGATGGTATGCAGATGGCTATGGTTCCATGGATATGCCCAGAGAATGAAAAAGAATCTCTAGACTTTATTAATAATTGTAAAGCTGATTGGGTAGGTGGTCATTTTGAAATCACCGGATATGAAATGTTTGCAGGTCAGCCATCTCCTCATGGATTGGATCGATCTATATTTAAACGATTTGAGAAAGTCATCTCAGGTCATTTTCATCATAAATCATCTCAAGATAATATTGAATATCTTGGATCGCAAATGGAGTTCTTTTGGAATGATGCACACGATAATAAATACTTTCATGTCTTGGATACGGATCTACGGGTTCTTACTCCTGTGCGCAACCCTCATACTATCTTCCATCGTATTCGGTATGATGATACTTGTAACGACTACACTAGCTATGATCTAGATCAAGTTGAAAATAAGTTTGTCAAGATTGTTGTAATCAATAAATCAGATACATTTATGTTTGATAGGTTTATAGATCGTATCAATAATAGAAACATCCATGAACTAAAGATTGCGGAAAACTTTAACGAATTTCTCGGAGAAAATGTAGAAGATCAAGAAATATCGGTTGAAGATACCTCTACATTGCTCTATACTTATATAGACGCAGTTGATACAGATCTTGATAAAGATAAGATCAAACATCAAATGTCTGAATTGATGGTAGAAGCCCAAACCCTAGAAGTAGTATGATTATATTTAAAACACTTAGATGGAAGAATTTTCTATCTACAGGTAATAACTTTTCTGAAGTAGACTTTACAAAAGACAAAACAACATTAGTAGTGGGCCAGAATGGTGCTGGTAAGTCTACTATGTTGGACGCCTTGTCCTTTGCTCTATTCGGAAAGGCGCATCGTAATATATCTAAACCCCAATTAGTTAATTCTATTAATAATAAAGGTTGTTTAGTAGAGGTTACATTTAATGTATTAGGATCGGACTTTAAGGTCGTCCGAGGCATTAAACCAAATGTATTTGAGATTTGGAAAGGCGAGACTATGATGAATCAATCTAGTCACGCTAAAGAGTACCAGAAGATCCTCGAGCAGAACATTCTCAAGCTTACACATAAAAGCTTTCATCAGATTGTTGTGTTGGGATCGTCCTCCTTCATTCCTTTCATGCAGCTCTCAGCACAGAATCGCAGAGAAGTCATCGAGGATCTTCTGGACATTAATGTATTTTCTAAAATGAATAGTATTCTAAAAGAAAAGACATCTCTGCTAAAGGATAATATAAAAGATGTATCACACCAGATTGAAGTCAACAAAACCAAAGTCGAGGCCCAAAAGAAATATATACGCGACGTTAAAGCGATTAACAAGGAAGCCAAAGAAGAGAAGCTCAAACTCATTGAGGAGCATCGAGATGAGATCGAGACTCTCAATGCAGCGAACACAGAGCTATCCTCCAACGTGGAAGATAAACTATCTCCGACAACAGATTCTAAGATCCGCAAGGAAGCTAAAGTTAAAGAGCTCCAGGCCTACGAGACTAAATTTCAAAACGACATCAGAAAACTCGTCAAAGATGTTAAGTTTTTTGAGTCGAACGATATTTGTCCCAGTTGTTCCCAGCCCATCACAGAGGAAACCAAACAAGAGCATATCCTGGAAGGAAAAGAAAAGGCAAAGCAATTACAGGAAGCACTTGAGACAGCTTCAACTTCTATTACCAAGCATGTAGAATGTATTAAGAGCCTCGATTTGATATTAGATGATTGTAGGGAATGGCAGGCACACATACATGCCAATAATCAATCTATATCTCAATTTCAATCAGCTATTAATCGAACACAAGCAGAGATTGAAAAAATAGATAGTAGTGTAGATCTTGATGCTGCTGTATCTGATCTTGATCAATTAGAAGATAATGGTAATGAGCTAGTAGAAAATAAATTAGTCTTGAGTGAACAACTCAACTATAATATTATTATGTCTACAATGTTAAAAGATACTGGTATCAAAACAAAAATTGTAAAACAGTATCTTCCTGTGATAAATAAACTATGTAATCAATATCTCCAGATATTAGACTTCTTTGTGTCTTTTGATTTGGACGAAGCTTTCCAAGAAACAATTAGATCACGCTTTAGAGATAACTTCTCCTATGATTCATTCTCTGAAGGTGAGAAGCAACGTATTGACCTTGCTCTGTTGTTTACTTGGAGACAGATCGCTAAGATGAAAAATAGTGTTGCGACTAATCTTCTTATATTAGACGAAACATTTGATTCATCTTTAGATCATGACGGTATTGACAATCTCATGAAAATCATTTATACTTTAGGAGAAAGTACGAATGTATTTGTTATATCTCATAAGGGCGAGATGTTAGAAGGTAGATTCGACCGTAAGCTTGAAATAGTGAAAGATAAAAACTTTAGTAAGATAAAAGGTAATTAATTATGGAAATCAGTTCTAATACGGTAAACGTTCTAAAGAACTTTGGTACAATCAATAGTAATATTGTTATCAACCCTGGTAACAAACTTATGACTATTGCTGAGGCTAAGAATGTGTTGGCAGAAGCAATTGTTGACGAAACATTCGATCAAACATTAGGTATCTATGATCTCAATGAATTTCTAAATGTATTGAGTCTAGTGGATAATCCTTCTGTTCGGTTTGGTGAACAATCAATGCAGATCGGCGGTAACGCAGGTCGAGCATCCGTTAAGTATTATTACTCTGATACTGATATCTTGACAAGTCCGCAGAAACCCATTATCATGCCTGATCCTGATGTTTGGTTTACTTTGGATCAGGATACACTTACTAATATTAAACGTGCTGCGATGTCATTAGGACATTCTCAGATGTTGATTGAACCAGATGATGGTGTTATACTATTAACAGTAGTAGATACAGAGAACACAACATCTAATTCATATTCTATTTCAGTAGACGGAGGATACAACGAAGACTCATTCAAATTTATTATTAACATCTCTAACCTAAAGATGATATCTGATAGCTATGATGTTAAGATATCTAAAAAATTAATTTCACAATTTACAAGTTCAGACGAGAAGCTCAACTACTGGGTTGCTCTAGAGAAAAATTCAACATATGGAGACTAATATGTCTAAAGAAGACGAAGTAAAAATGGCACACGAATCACATGCACCAGTATATGATCTTGCCAATCGAGTTTGCCGTTCATCAATTGCGGTTATTGATACTATGGTACAGCGTGGTGCTGTTAAGGGTGAAGAACTATCTACACTTGGCACCTTGCGTGATCAAGCCGTACAACTAATTCAGATGTCCGAAACATACCAACAAGATCAAGCTGCTGAAGCTGAATAAGGATACCTTTTTATATTATGAGCAAAGATTTTCTTTGGGTTGAAAAATATCGTCCTAAGAATATATCCGAAACGATCCTTCCTCCTTCTCTTAAAAATACGTTTCAGGATATGGTGGCAACCGGTGAATTGCAGAATATGCTTTTCACCGGCACTGCTGGCTTAGGTAAAACAACAGTGGCCAAAGCTCTATGTAATGAGCTTGACCTTGATTATATTCTTATTAATGGATCAGAAGAAGGTAATATTGATACTCTTCGTGGGAAGATTAAACAATTTGCCTCTTCTGTATCCCTGCAAGGAGGTTACAAGGTTGTCATTCTCGATGAGGCTGATTATCTAAACCCCCAGTCTACACAACCTGCCTTGCGGGGATTTATCGAAGAGTTTAGTAATAACTGTCGATTTATTCTTACATGTAATTTTAAAAATAGAATCATTGAACCATTACATTCTCGTTGTGGTGTATATGAATTCAATACCTCTAAAAAGGAAATGGCTGAACTTGCTGGCCAGTTCTTTAAACGATTCGTATATATACTAGAACAGGAGAGTATATCATATGATCAGAAAGAGGCTGCTGATCTGATTATGAAACACGCTCCAGACTGGAGACGGGTTTTAAATGAAGCACAGCGATATTCTAATACCAATTCTTACCTTAGTATTCCTAATTCAAATAATAATTCTGGCAACTTTGGAGATCTGACTAAAACACTTAAAGATAAAAACTTTAAGGCCATGAGACGTTGGGTCGTTGATAATATGGATATGGACACTACAGCTATATTCCGTGGACTATATGATTCCATGTATACATATGTAGATTCACATAGTATACCTCAATTGGTTTTGTTGTTGGCTGATTATCAATATAAAGATGCCTTTGTTGCTGATCATGAACTTAATATGGTTGCCTGTCTTACTGAAGTTATGCGAGACATTCAATTTAAATAGGAGGTACTATGGCCATAACACTTTATACACAAACACATTGTACGTATTGTGAAATAATGAAATCAAAGCTTGACAAAACAGGATATGTGTATTATGTTATTAATATACAAGAAGATCCTAAAGCTTTGGCTTTTATGAAAGCTCAGGGCCATAGAACCGTACCTCAATTATATGTTAATGATAATCATATTAATAAAAAGAATACACAAGACTATACCTCAGAAGAATTATATAAATTGATATCCGAGAGCCTTGATAGATGGGCTTGGCAGGATAGTGGAGTTGAGCAAGGTATTTAATGAACCCTTTTAATTATGTTACTAGTATCAATGATACTAAAAAAGATATTATGATTGATGATATGGCTGAGAAGTCATATAATAGTTTTATGGTCAATAGGTCATTAAGCTACTTTAATGACACGGCGGTCTTGGCCAATGTCATGAATCAATACCACCATTGTGATAATAAGCTTCAATATCATTTTTTGATAAATACCATCAGAAAACGTAAACGATTTTCGAAATGGATGAAACCAGAAACTGAGAGTGATATTGAGGTGATTAAACAATACTATGGCTATAATAATGAGAAAGCCAAACAAATACTTCATCTCCTATCACCTGAACAAATAACTATAATAAAACAGAAGGTGAATAAAGGTGGAAGAGGCTAACTTAATTCAATGGAACCCAACAGAGATGTTGGAAGTGACTTTAAATGATCCAGAAGATTTTTTAAAGGTAAGAGAGACACTAACACGTATTGGTGTAGCATCTCGTAAAGATAAAAAACTATTTCAATCATGTCATATCTTACATAAACAAGGACGTTACTTTATTGTCCACTTCAAAGAGTTGTTTATGTTGGATGGTAAAAAAGCTAATCTAGAAGAATCAGATATTCAAAGACGTAACACAATTGCTACACTAATGAGTGATTGGGGGTTAGTCGAAATACAGGACACATCCAAAGCAGCAGACTGCGCTCCTTTAAGACTTATTAAAATATTACCGTTTAAAGAAAAGGATGAGTGGGAGTTGTGTCCCAAATATAATATTGGAAACAAATGACTATAAATGTATATTATGCATCGTATCATAATTTAGTATCACATAACCTAACAGGTTTAGAGTTTTCTGTTGATCTTTTACTTACTAAAATTGAATCACTTAATAAAAACCTTCCTGATTGGTATAAGCAATCTATGCTCCGGAGGTGCCCAGCGTCAACTGATGTTTTAAAACAATGTTATGTTATGAAATTTAATTATGATATTGATTTTGGATATTATAGCGGAGGTTTTTATTCAAACGATGAAAGAATTATGGATTATACATCACAATCCGTTGATATGAGAGAAAGTGAATTGGGTTTATTTCAATTTCATAATACAAAAATATTTTTTGCGGATAAGCCCCTCACAGTAACAACATTACATCCATATCTACACTCAAATGATTATACAAAACATTTTAATACCATATCAGCAGAATTTGACATTGGTAGATGGTTTAGACCAATAGTAACAGCAGCAATAAAAAAACATGAAGAAGGTAATGTTAGTATCAGACATGGTGATATTACTTCATATATTAGATTTAATACAAAGGAAAAAATAAAATTTCATGAATTTAAAATGACTAATGAATTAGATAATTTAAAGGCTGCATGTACTTTTCATCAACACGCTGTTTCGGGTATAAGTCAATTAAAAGGTTTATATGAGTTATTTGAATCCCGTAACAGAAGTAAAAGAATTCTTAAAGCCATAAAAAATAATTTAATCGATTAATGAATATCTGGAGTTCAAAAAAATCGTGACTAATGGCCCAGATCCTATTATAATTTAAATATAAATAATGTTGCGATGCGGAAGACCGGTCGCATAACTTTCTTGCTTGTATAAAGGAGATAAACATGACAGGCGTACAATCACTATTCCCACGTTCATCTTTTGTTGGATTTGATCATCTACTTAGTGAACTGGATTATGTAGCTAAACATTCATCAGATAACTATCCCCCACATAATATTCTGAGAACGGGTGATCACGATTACCTAATTGAATTAGCCGTGGCTGGATTTAGTAAGGACGAACTTAACATTGAAGTTAAGGATCGTACACTTACTGTTAGAGGTGAACATGTAAGTAAGGGTCGCGAATACATTCACCGTGGTATTTCCACCAAGAAGTTCAAACGCACCTTTAGGCTGTCCGAACACGTAAAAGTAAACGGAGCAGACTTAGTAGACGGAGTATTGTCAGTAGAGCTGAAATATGAAGTCCCAGAAGAACTGCGTCCTCGTAAAATCGAAATCGGTCATTACGAGGAATTAACAAATGACACAGACACTAAAGAGCTTCTTCAAGAAGCTGATTAACGACTATCAGATGGCCAAAGCCGTTCGTCAAACTGAAAACGAATTGCGTAGGCTAACTGATGCAGAATTGAACGATATTGGTATTGCAAGAGGCGATATCTATTCTATTGCCAGACAAGATACAGATATGAAACAATCACATCTTATCGCTCCTTTTAATCCTAACCTAAAAGGATTTGTCTAATGGCTTTTTTAGTAGATACAGTCACAATCGATCATCGTTCAAGATTCCAAAAACTTTGGGCTGGTTTTATGAACTGGTGCGAAGTAGTTGGATATAGTAGAGCAGCTGCTCATTTTGCAAGTCAAGGTCAACACGACCTAGCTAAGAATTGCATGATGCAAGTTGCAAAACTGAAACGCTAATAGAAGAGTCTTAGCTGAGGGGCTGTAATGGCCCCTTTGATCACACACACATTAAGGAGACATAAAATGTCAAACCCATATCAAATCCGCTATGATGTTCTAAACATGGCAAAAGACATGCTTGACAAGCAATATGACATGCAAATGGAAGTTGCCTATAAAGCCATGGAAATGTTTAAAGATAATGCTGAAGAAGCATTAGAAGCATATAAGAAATATATTCCTAAAGCAGTTACTCCAGATGAGATTAAAGCTCAGGCTGACAAGCTTTATGAATTTGTGACAGATAAGAAGGAATAACATGCAAGTTACCATTTTTAAATTGATGGAAGGTATAGAACTTATTCTGCAAGTTGTTGAGGAAACAGATGAATATTATATTTGTAAAGATGTAGGTAATTTTCGTCTTGTTAGCCAAAATGAATTAGGTGTAGCTCCTTGGAGTATGTTCTCTGAGCCAAGTGAACCCATAAAGATTTTTAAGCGGGCTGTGTCTGCAGAAATAAAGCCATCACAACAAATTAAAAATGAATATGAAAGAGCATTTGGTAAGTTAATGACTCCACCAGATGCATCTCAAAAAATAATTATTTAAAAAGGGGCGTTGCCCCTTTTTTTATTTTATAATATAATAAAAGCTTAATGTAAGTTCGGAGGTATTATGAACTTTTACACTAGCGTAAATCGTTATGGAAATAACATACTATATCGTGGAATCGAGGACGGCCAAAAAGTTGCTAAGAAGATTCCCTATATGCCAACACTATATGTAAACTCTACACACGAGACTGGTTGGTATAACCTACAGGGCGATCCTGTTCTCCCCAAAAGTTTTGACTCAATGCGTGATGCTACAAACTATATGAAAACATATGGTGAAGTAGATGGTATGACTATCTATGGTACAACTAATTACATCACACAATTTATTGCAGATAAATTTAGACCCGACAAAGAAATAAAGTTTGATCAGAAGAAGGTAAATATAACATATATTGATATCGAAGTTGCTTCTGATGAGGGCTTTCCATTTCCAGAATCAGCTGCACATCCAGTAACTACTATATCAATGAAGAATAATCAATCAGATACCTATTGGGTGTGGGGGCTATATGACTACGATGAAGACAAATGTGAGGTTGAAGGTATTGAGCACATCCATTATAAAAAATGTAAGGATGAAGTTGAACTGCTATTGGATTGGCTATCTTATTGGTCGGATCCTAGGTGGTCTCCGGACATTGTCACCGGCTGGAATACTCGGGGCTTTGATCTTCCTTATCTGGTTAATCGTATACGGAACGTCATCGGAGGAGATGTCTACAGAAAGCTTTCTCCGTGGGGATTGGTCGAAGACCGAACAATAAACATTGCTGGGCGACCACATCTCTTCTATGACTTAGCCGGTATCCAACAATTAGACTATCTAGAATTATTTCGCAAGTTTGGATTTCAGTATGGTGCCCAAGAGTCATACAAGTTAGATCATATCGCACATGTTGTATTGGATGAACGTAAATTAGATTATGAAGAGTATGGTAACCTTAATAGTCTCTACAAGTATGATTACCAGAAGTATGTTGACTATAACCTAAAAGATGTTCAACTGATTGAGAAGCTAGACAAAAGATTAAACCTTATTAATCTAGCCATGACCATGGCCTATAGGGGTGGTGTTAATTATGCAGAGACCTTTGGTACCGTGCAGATTTGGGATGCTATCATTTATCGCATTCTATTGGTGCAGCAGATAGCAATACCACCTAAGAGACCTCAAACTAAAAGAGAATATGAAGGTGCTTATGTAAAAGAACCTCAAAAGGGTATGCATGATTGGGTTGTATCCTTTGACCTTAACTCTCTATATCCAAATATTATTGTCCAGAATAATATGTCACCTGAAACAATTATACCAGGTATTGAGTTTGGTATGTCAGTTGATAATGTTCTTAACGGTCATATACCCGATCCCAAAGAAGACGTTGCTATCTCTGCTACTGGCATGAGATTTAGAAAAGACGTTGATGGTATCATCCCAAGTGTTATTAAACAATATTATGATGAACGCCGTGTTATTAAAAATAAAATGTTACGTGTATCCCAAGATTTAGAGTATATGGGTGATTATGATTCTGCGATTGCTCTAAGAGAACATCAGGTTAGATTGTCTAAAGACAGTGGTGGAGTAGTAGGTGATGCAACAAAAGCATCTGAATTTGTATTAGATCAGTTAAAATTATATGGCACTCGTGAATCTTGGAATAGTCAAATTGGAGCCATCAAAGCACAGATTGCTGATTTGACAAACCAGCAGATGGCCATTAAGATTCTTATGAACTCTTTATATGGTGCCTATGCCAATAACTATTTTAGATACTTTGACCACCGTATTGCCGAATCAATTACATTGACTGGCCAGCTGGCTATTCGTTGGGCCGAAAAGTCTATTAATGAATACCTCAATACTACATTAGACACTTTGGGCAAAGATTATGTAATAGCTATTGATACTGATTCTCTTTATGTTAATATGAGTTCATTAGTAGAAAAGTTTAATCCCAAAAAGCCAATAGATTTTTTAAACATTATAGCACAAGAGAAGATAGAACCTATCTTGGAGAATGCATATAATAGTCTATTTAAGGTTTTAAACTCTAAAGAGAATCGTATGGAGATGTCTCGTGAGGTTATAGCCGAACGTGGTGTGTGGATTGCAAAAAAGAGATACATCCTTAATGTTTGGGATAATGAAGGGGTTCGCTATAAAGAACCTAAGATTAAGATGATGGGAGTTGATGCTGTACGATCTTCTACACCTCAGGTGTGTCGGGATAAGTTTAAAAAGATCTTTAAGATTATTCTGGAAGAAGGTGAACAAGCTACACAAAACTTTATTGCGGAATTCCGAAAAGAGTTCAAGGCTCTGAGACCCGAAGAGATATCCTTTCCTCGAGGTTGTAAGGGTCTAGACAAATGGTCAGACAATCGCGATATATATTTAAAAGCATGTCCTATACACGTGCGAGGATCTCTTCTCTATAATCATCATATAAAACGTATGGGCCTAGAGCAGAAGTATGAGATGATTAATAATGGTGAGAAGATTAAGTTCTGTTATCTAAAGATGCCAAACACTATTAAAGAAAATGTTATTGCATTTCCCGCGGTTTTACCAAAAGAGCTTGACGTACATCGATTTGTAGATTATAATAAGATGTATGATAAATCTTTTGTTGATCCTATCCAACACTTACTTGACGCTGTCGGTTGGGATGTTGAACCTAGAGCAACGCTAGAGGACTTTTTTGGATAATGTATTCTTTGACTATATTTGAATCACCTAGGTGGTGGGAGAAGCAACAACGCTTTGTATATGATAACAAGACGCATCGTCGTCTGAACTTTGACTCTTGGGATAAGTTACAAAACTTTTTCCATAAACTTAGTAAGAGGCCACTAAATGATAAACAAGATGCTGCACTTATTTCGCCAGCTATATTTAAACCTGATTCTACTAGAAAGAACGACAATGTCATTGCTTGGGCTGGTTGGGCTGCTGTTGATGTTGATGACATTGAAATTACTGGAGACATAGAAAATGAGCTTCGTAACCGTTTTGGTCATTGGACCTATATTTGTTACTCTACTGCTAGCTCTACCTCTGCTCATCCTAAGTTTCGTTTGGTTTTCCAACTTAGTGGTCAGGTTGCGCAAGATCGCATCAAACACTTCTGGTATGCCCTTAACACCGAGCTTGAGGACATCGGAGACAAACAGACTAAGGATCTTGCTCGGATGTACTATATTCCTGCAAGCTATGCTGATGCTTATAATTTTTTCTTCGTTAACCGCGCTGAGCCTATGGACATCGATTACATACTAGCACGATGGCCGTATGATGATAAGAGAGATGCTAAAGACTTTATGGATAGACTACCTCCCGCTTGGCGAGAACAAATCGTTGAGTATAGAAAAGGTAAGTTGGATAATACAGACTTTACTTGGACCGGATATAGAGATTGTCCGTTCTGGCCCAAATCATTGGCGACAGAATATCTTACTATATCATCTACAGGTTGGTATCGTCAGATGTATAAGATAATGATTGCGGTTGCTGGTAAGGCAGTAGAGAAGGGTTATCCCATTAATGCTACGCAGATAGTAGAGTTGTGTAGGGAGTTTGATAGAGAGACAGGTAATTGGTATGAGAATAGACCAATGGACCTAGAAGCCAACAATGCATTAGAATATGCCTATAAGAACGGAGTAATAGGTTAATGTTACCAGATGAGATGGAAGCCGAAAAGAATCGTAAAATCATTGTATCACAAGCTGAGACAATTGAGATTCTTAAGCATAATATAAAAGAGTTACAAGAACAGTTAAATAATGCTCATGTACGCATTAGACAATTAACGGAGAGCAAGTTATAATGGGTGAATTATTAACAGCAATAGCTATATTAGTATTGATTATTGGTGGCTTTGCTATCATTGCATGGACTGAAAATACTAGGAAATAATATATGCCATATAAAGACATTAATAATCCTTATAGAAGAAAAAAAATCGCCGTGATAGGGGACAGCTTATCCGCTTGTGTTAGTATTCCTACACTTGTAGCTCCTGATACAACAGGTGAGTTTAATAATTATGTACCTGGTCTATTTAACCAAAATGAAAAAAAATTACCTGAATTAGATTTTGATATTGATTGGTACATTAATAATACTGAAGATGTACTAAGTGTGGGTGAAGATACTACACCTTTATTTACAACATATTTTCATGATAAACTGGGATTTTCACAACGTGACTATGAACTCTTTGATGCATCGTATAGATCTGGTATGGAATATATTGGGTGGGGCCCAAGTCAAGATTATAGACATGATTGGCATCCATCAACATATGGATTACACATCAATACTAATAAAATAAAAGATCATATTAGAGAACAATGGGGAAATCATAAACAGGTGCGGTTTTCAAACAGACCTGCAGTTTATTCTCAAATAGACGCAGATTATATTATAGACTGTTCTGACCTGGGAGCTGATAGTAAAAATTATGAAGAGTTTAACTATATACCTGTAAATGCTGCCCTAACATTACATTGTAAATGGGATTACCCTAGATTTAATTACACAAAATCTATTGCGATGCCATACGGATATGTTTTAATGACACCCTTACTTAATAGATGCAATGTTACTTATGTTTATAATAGTGATTTAAACACACAAGATGATTTACAAGATGGTGTTGATGCTGTACTAAAAGAATATAATTTAACAAGAGAACATGATCCAGAAGTATTTAAAATTAAAAATTATTATCGTTCAAAAATATTTGATGGCAGAGTAATATATAATGGTTCTAAAGCCTTTTCAGTTGACCCTCTGGAAACAGGAGCTGGGCTGGATACTGTACTTATGGTTATGGACGGTTGCCAACGAAAGCTATATGAGCAAATGCCTGATGATATTGGCAATCAGACTATGACTAATTGGTTTAAAACAACTGAGCTTATTATTTGTATGCATTACGCCGCAGGTACAAAATATAAAACACCTTTTTGGGAATTTGCCGTTGATAGAGGTATATCATGTTTATCAAACGGTGCTACAAAGAATATTCATCCATGGGCGAAGGCAGTTAGAAAAAGCAAACCTAGTACATTACCTAATTTACGTTGGGGAGTTAAGACCACAAACTCATGGACGGAATATAATATGTTTCAGAATATTAATGGACTTGGCCTGGGAGCATTATGGGATAAATGTTGATACATTATATTTTTGATGTTGATGGTACACTTACTCCATCCCGTCAACGTATAGACGCTGAATTTAGGTATTGGTTTAAAACGTTTTGTCAATATAACGATGTTTATGTTGTTACTGGTTCGGATAGAGAAAAAACCATAGAACAATTAACACCTGACATTTATAATAAATGTAAGCGAGCATATCAATGTTCTGGTAATGATGTATGGGAACAAGATAAACATATTAGTTCTACTGAATTTAAATTAACACAACAACTTTATAAAGATCTAAATGAAGAAGTATCTAATAGTAGATTTTATCAAAAGAACGGAAATCATATAGAAGAACGAGATGGCCTGGCCAACTTTAGTATTCCTGGTAGGGGCATAAACCTAGAGCTTAGATCTATGTATCGACAATGGGACGAACATAAGAATGAGCGTTATGATATAGCCAAAAGACTTACGGAAAAACATCCCGAATATGAATTTAAGGTTGCAGGTGAGACCGGAATTGATATATCATATAAAGGTAATAATAAGTCTATGATCCTAAAAGATTTTGAGGATACAGATACTATATATTTCTTTGGTGATAAAACATTATTAGGTGGTAATGATCATGAGATTGCATTAGCTGTCAGTGATCGTTTGGGAAAGAATAAAACATTTACAGTGAGTGATTGGCGACATACATGGAAACTTCTAAGATCGTTGGAATAACATTTAGCACCTTTGATTTACTACATGCAGGTCATGTATCAATGCTTAGAGAAGCCAAAACAGTATGTGATCATCTAATCTGTTGTATTCAGGTTGACCCATCAATTGATAGACCTGAAAAGAATAAACCTGTACAAACATTAGTAGAACGTTGGACACAACTACAGGGCGTCAAATACGTTGATGAAATCATACCATACCAAAATGAAAAAGATGTAGAAGACATCTTGCAATTATTTAATATTAATGTTAGAATTATTGGTGAAGAATACAAACATGGTAAATTTACGGGCAGAGCCATTTGTTCTGCTAGAGGTATAGAAATATACTATAATAAAAGAGATCATAGATTCTCTACAAGTGACTTACGTGAACGTGTACATGGTATAGAATTAATGAAGGATATCGGAGGCCTAGAATGAATAAAAAGAAAATTGTAATTATTGGTCATGGCTTTGTTGGTAAGGCTGTTGATTATGGATTTACCCATCCTAATATTGAAAAAATTATTGTTGATCCAAAATATGATTTTAAACCTCCTTATCAATACGATAGACTTGAACCTTTTAGGTTACACGAGGATCCTAGTATTTTAGCATACTTTGTTTGTGTTCCCACCCCAATGGGCCCTGACGGGTATGTAGATAGTTCATTATTAACTCAAACTATAAAAAAAATTAATCAAAAAATGGAAAAGCACCAGACCTTAGGTACCCTTGTTATAGTTAAATCAACCGCCCCACCAGACGTTGTAAAGGAATTTGGATTTGGTCAGTATGAAAATGTAGTATATAATCCCGAATTCCTTACAGAAAAAAATGCTAACGAACAATTTGTAAATCCTCAAATGATGATATTTGGAGGACATCCAACTTATGTTAATATAGCTTCTCAGATTTATAATAATTTTTCCATTTGCGAACCTTGTAATACAATATCATGTTCTGCTGAAGAAGCCTCTTTTATTAAATATGGTATTAATACATTCCTTGCAACAAAGGTTACATTCTTTAATCAATTTTATGATATGATTAAAGAATATGGCAGTACCAAAGTAAATTGGTCTAATATAATGAGAGGTATTGGCCTGGATGAACGTATCGGCACATCACATACAAAAGTACCAGGGTTTGATGGTAAGCAAGGGTTTGGAGGTGCATGTTTTCCTAAAGACACTTCAGCACTTACAAAATTCAGTAATCAGTTGACATTACTGGAAAAAGTTATTAAAATTAATAATGAGTATAGAAGCAATTACGAACTAGATACAAGAGAGATTGAACAACATGTCAATTATGGACAAACTGAAGAAGAACAGCAAGATCAAGACAACTGAGGTTTTAGCTGATTCTAAATTTTTTAATGAAAAAGATATGGTGGCTACAGATGTACCAATGGTCAACGTAGCATTATCAGGATCTGTTGATGGTGGAGTATCACCTGGTCTTACGGTATTGGCAGGACCTTCTAAACACTTTAAGACATCCTTTGCTTTACTTATGGCCTCTGCATATCTCAATGCAAAGAAAGATGCTATTATTTTATTTTATGATTCTGAGTTTGGTTCGCCACAATCATACTTTCAACAATTTGGTATTGATCCTGCTAGGGTATTACATACACCTGTAGCCAACGTAGAAGAATTAAAATTTGATCTTATTAATCAATTAGAAGAAATTGATCGTAAGGATGATGTAATTGTCGTTATTGACTCTATTGGTAACCTAGCATCTAAAAAAGAATTAGAAGATGCTATCAATGAAAAGTCAGTGGCAGACATGTCTCGTGCTAAAGCTCTTAAGGGTTTATTCCGCATGTGTACACCATATCTTACTATGAAGAATATTCCAATGCTTGCGGTTAATCATACTTATCAAGAGATTGGATTATTTCCTAAGGCTGTTGTATCAGGCGGTACAGGCATTTATTATTCCGCAGATAACATTTGGATCTTAGGTAGACAACAAGATAAGAAAGGCACGGAGGTTCAGGGTTATCACTTTGTTATTAATGTTGAGAAGAGCAGATATGTTAAAGAGAAGTCTAAGATTCCTATTACTGTTTCCTGGGACGGTGGTGTTCGCAGTTATTCTGGCCTGCTTGACGTGGCTCTTGCTGGTGGGTACGTTGTTAAACCTTCCAATGGCTGGTATGCAACGGTCGATATGGAGACTGGTGAGATCGGTGGCAAGGTTAGGTATGATCAAACTCTAGAGAAAGAATTCTGGGATCCGATCTTTAGCAATACAGACTTTAAAGATTTTATTAAAAAGCAGTATTCTATTGGTCATCAGTCTTTGGTTGATATGGATGAAATTGTAGTAGAAGCATGAAAGAAAACGAACATTATGAATTAATCCCAAATGATAATGACGGTTGGGATATCAGAGTAATGCAGGGTGACTTTACAGAAACCATTTTTAATTTTGGTGCTATCAAAGTGGCAGAAAATGGTGAGAGCCTTAATTATTCAACTGAAATAATTTATAGTCCCGTAGAAGAAGATTATGATAATAATTTAGAATGGCACCAGTTGACAGGAAACATTTTACTTAGTATAATAGATCAAATGATTGAACAAGAGGCAAAGACTGGTGAATCATAACATCGAACAAACAGTATTGCGAAATATACTTACTAATGAACCTTACATGCGTAAGGTTTTGCCTTTTATAAAGGTTGAATATTTTGAAGGAGTCTATAAACAATTATTTAATCAAGTGGCTAAGTATGTAGCCAAATATAATAAACTTCCATCATTAGAATCCTTTCAGATTGAAATAAATCAATCAGATAAGTTTAGTGATGAGCAGTATAGACATGCAATTGAAATACTGCCCAACATATTTCATGTTGAAGAGGTTAATGGGGATTGGTTATATGATACTACAGAGAAGTGGTGTCAGGATAGAGCCATACACAATGCTATCATGGAAAGTATAAGTATTATTGATGGCAAACATAAATCACTTACCAAGAATGCTTTGCCTACACTTTTACAAGATGCTCTATCCGTTACCTTTGATCCATCAGTAGGTCATGACTAT